TTGTCTATATCTTCGTTTTGCTAATTTGGGAGTAAGTTCAACAAGGAGAGTGAGTGGATCACGTTCACAGTTGAACATACGTATATATGCAGTTACCTAATTTTAATTTCACTACATTGCACAGGAAAAATATAGAGATAAAAAAATCATTAAATATGTTGACAAAATGAAAAGTGTTTATAGCTTTAACAAGTAGGTATTCCTCCTCACACATGAAGAAAGCAAATGGATGGGTTATAACCCGTCGAGCACAAGAAGCTCTTGGTCTGGATCGTTCAACTCTATTTAAATATAGAGATGATGGTACTTTAAAACTTGGTCCACATTATGCCGCTTTCCCTGAAACTCGTTCTCGTAGAAGTTTTAGATGGAATATTAATAATATTAGAAAGCACCTACAAGAGCAGGGGATTTCCGTTGCTGCTTCTGCATAGCTTGCTTATAAAAATTCTTCCTGATCTCATATGCATTTAAGAGATCTGTAATCCTTAGCTGGGTATTTTCAAATGCCATTGCTCGATATAAGGAGGAACGAACTGATGATAAACAGTCCTCGCTTTTGCAGGGCTGTTTTTCTTTTAATTCAAATAAAAAAGTCCATTGAGGATGTAAAGGATGGATTGCTTTTTTTCTATTTTTTAAATTAATTGAGTAATCGTTGTTCCAAGTAAAACCATTTAGTTGATCTGGATCTAGTCCAAACGTTGCTACCATCCCATAAAGCCATGAAAGTTTTTTGGTTTTCTTATTCGTAGCAAGATTAAAGTATTCTTCTAGAATCTGCTGATCATCTGGGACTTTGTGTTCCATAATTGAAAAGCTGACTTATTAAAACCATATACAACAATTGTTTTAGTTGAGAAGTGTTGTATGTCAGTTTTTAACATGTCTTAAAGTTCTTTAACAATTATAACAAAATTCTATATATTTATACCTAGTCAAGAAAAAACCCCAGTGCTAGTCCACTGAGGTTTATTGTTCCTAATTCGCCAAACTCATGGCATATAAATACTACCAAATCATTGGGATAATTTGTCCAGTTGTAATATATGCTCCTAACAAAGCAACAATACCAATCATTGCTAAACGTCCATTAAGCTGTTCAGCTTCTACGACATGTCCTTTATACGTTTCATCTATATAAGGTTTTGGCTCTTTTGCAAAAATATTTTGCTTGCCGTATTCAGTAATTACGTGGGAGTCCATTTAAA